GTATTACATTAGATCAACAAATGGTGCATATTCAAGCTGTTGGTTCTCTTGGTGCTAAAAATATGTCAAGCAATAGTGAGGCAGACAAAGCAGAACGTAAAAAGTTATCAGAAGCTAATGCCAAACTAGCATTAGAAATTTTAAATCAAGCTAAAGTTACTGGTAAGAGTACCGAAGCAATCACAGGAGAATTAGAAGAAAGACTGCGACAGCCTGAAGTAATGGCCCGTATGAGATTAATGAATGAAGAACAGCGCAAATCATTTATTTTAACTCAAGTACAACTTACAGGCATGGGTGAGAGTGCGCAAAAAGCCAGTGCAAATCTTGTGGCAGGTGGAAAACCAACACCAGAAACTATAGCATTCATGCAAACCATGAAAGATGGCGGCGCAATGTTTCGCCGAGGCACTGCATTGGCCACTAGGGGAGCAACTGAAAACGATCGCAGAGCTGGCAGAGCTCTATTAGAACGATCACAAGTAGAGCAGGCCAAGTATCAAGCAACTCCCCAGTATCAACAAGCTATGCAATCAGGAGATGCTCGTGGTGAGGCAATGAAAAAAGCCTATCAAGAAAATCAAATGGGCCAGCGCATTGTAGAAATTCTACAAAAGAATCCTTCTTTGACTGATAGACAAGCTCTAGCCCAAGCACGTAGAGAAGCAAAAGTTGAATCAGTTGGAGATAAAGAAAAAGGAATAAAACCTTCTGCACCACCACCGGGAAGTGAAGCGCAACGAGGATTAAATGCAATGGAGGCAGCGGCCGCGCAGATGAATCGAAATACGGCAGCGGCGCTTGATAATGTTGTCAAAAGTTCCAAAGGAGCTCAAGAGCTAGCCGATGCGTTTAAAGCTGTTTCAATAAAAATGCTTGACACAAAAGAAACTACCGAAAAAGCTACAAAAGCTCTTGGAGATTTTATTGGTACTATGCGAAAATTTGTCACAGGCAAAGACGAAGACAATCCAACAAAACAAACAAAACCTAGTCCAGATGATGGCACAGTAACTCCAGCTCCTAAGAAAAATCCATCAAGTGATGGCACAGTAACTCCAGCTCCTAAGAAACAACAATCTACAACTACACCGGCTACTCCGGCGGTACAGCCAAATCTTCGCCCAACAATGGCAAACGATCCGAGGTTGTTACAACCAATCCCAACACCTGCACCTGCTACAGCACCTAAAATAGAAGTTCCTCCAGCACCTAAGCCTAAAACGGAAACAGTCACACCTTCGGACGGAACCGTGGGGCCAGCGCCAAAGATATCTAGAAAACATACAAGTCTAAATGAAACTGGTTCGTTGATTGATAATTTCAGTCCAAAGGGTACTTCAGTATTGGCACATCAAGGTGAAGGCGTAGTTAATCTAGCACAACTAAACAATTTAGCCAGTGGATCAAAAAATATTGGAATAGAATCTGCATTAGCTTCTATGCAATCAATGTTTGTTAAAAATACTGCTACTAGCCGCGCAACAACAAGTGATCAACCAGCAAATCCCAAAGGCAATATAGATTTTTCAAAAGCATTTGAAGGAATTAATACTCGAGTAAGCAGTATTAATACGCCTAAAGTTGATTATAATCCCAATGCTTATGTTAATAGCACATTAAAAACTCCTGCTTCAGTAGAAGAATCAAAATTATCCAATACACAAACAGTTAATACGCCACAAGCACCTGTTGTTTCTTCAGAAACAATAAGTCTAAAAGACGTCAACGATACACTTATGAGGTTAAATACTGGTATAATGCAATTAGTTCAGCACAGTGCCAAATCAATTGATTTGAATGAAGCACAAGTTAAAGCTACTAAGGGCCTCAGCGGCAATAAGTTTGCCTAAGGACAACCATAAATGAGTTGGAAAAAGTATTTTACACCAGTAGCAACAAACACCTCGGGTTCTTTGAGCCCGTTTACTAATAGTACGGCTATTGGTCCTAGTCAAACTAACTACAGCAATTATTTGCCGGATGTTTATACAGGTAGTCCTAATCGTGTTGAACGTTATAGTCAATATGAAGTAATGGATAGTGATCCCGAAGTTAATGCCGCATTAGATATTCTTGCAGAATTCTGCACACAAAAATTAAAAGACGGCAAAAGTCCGTTTACAGTCAGCTGGCGCAACAAAGCGACCAACAGTGAAGTTAAGATTCTTTCTGAATACATGCAACAATGGTGCAAACTACAAAAGTTTGAAACTAGAATCTTCCGTATTGTGCGCAATGTATTCAAATATGGTGATGCTTTCTTTGTTAGAGATCCTGAAAATCAAAAATGGAGTTATATAGATCCAAGTCAAATTATCAAAGTTATTGTAAACGAAAGCGAAGGCAAGAAACCTGAACAGTATGTCGTCAAAGATCTTGCTCCTAACTTTGAAAATTTAGTTGTAACACAGATTACTCCTAACATTAATCCTCGTAATAACGGAAATAGTGGTAATGGATATGGTGGTGCCGCAGGTGCTACAGGTAGTAATAAAGGCGCAGTGGGCAACAGCCCTGCCAGCGGAAACGGCAATCGCTTTGGTTTAAATCAACATGAAAGTGCATTAGATGCAAAACATATTGTACATTTAAGTCTAAGCGAGGGATTGGACAACAACTATCCTTTTGGAAACAGCTTATTAGAGAATATTTTTAAAGTTTACAAACAAAAAGAACTTTTAGAAGACGCAATTTTAATTTATCGTATACAACGTGCTCCAGAGCGACGTGTATTTCATATTGACGTAGGTAACATGCCAAGCCATTTGGCCATGGCATTCGTTGAACGGGTTAAAAATGAGATACATCAACGACGTATTCCAAGTCAAAGTGGCGGTGGCAACAATGTTATTGATTCAGCATACAATCCTTTGAGCATAAACGAAGACTATTTCTTTCCAACAACAGCAGAAGGGCGTGGTTCTAAAGTAGAAACACTGCCAGGTGGTACTAACTTAGGTGAAATTGATGACCTTAAATATTTTACGAATAAACTTTTTAGAGGTTTGCGGATTCCTAGCAGTTACTTACCTACAGGCGCAGACGATTCGCAAGCAAGTTTCAATGATGGAAGAGTCGGAACAGCGTATATCCAGGAACTAAGATTCAACAAATACTGTGAAAGACTACAAAGTCTTATTACAGCAGTGTTTGATGAAGAGTTCAAGATGTACATGCATGCCAAGGGACTTAATTTAGACAGTAATTTGTTTGAATTAAAGTTCAACCCGCCAATGAACTTTGCAAGTAGTAAGCAAGCCAGTATCGATGCTGAACGTATAAACACATTTAATACTGTACAAGCAGTGCCATTCATGAGTAAACGCTTTGCACTTAAACGATTCTTAGGTTTAACAGACGAAGAAGTAGCAGAAAACGAACGTCTATGGGGTGAGGAAGCCGGAAAAGGTGAACCTACACATACAGATGCCGCTGGAGAAATGCGTAGTGCAGGTTTATCTGCGGCAGGTATTGAAGGAGATCTAGGTGCTTCAGGCGATATGACTCCTCCCGAAGACATGTTAAGTGAACCTGGTGCAGATGCACAAGCAGGAGCCGCTGGTCAAACAGCTGGCACCCCTGCTCCAATGGCACCTCCAGCATAAATACAAGATGATATTAAGAGAGTTATTTTATATTGATCCAGATACTAGGCACGTGGCCAATGACTTGCGTTACGAGCCTAAACGTGACGACACAGTTATACATAGAACTGACACTCGTAAAACTAGATTAACTTTAAAACAACTAAATGAACTACGTAAAAGTAGCGAAGCACACATACTAGAACAAGAGAACGAACTCGAATTTATACATTCAATGTACGCAACTCCACCGGCACCACCGGCTTAATAGAAAAAAATTGTCAAAACTGACTGTTTTTTGCCTATAACCATGCACTTTTGCAACAAAAGTGTAAATATAATACAGCCTTGTATCAACAATCAACCCACAGGAGAATAAACATGACTGACCGCGCTCAATTTGAAGCCATGCTAGAAGCCTTGATCAACGACGATCAACAGGCAGCAAAAGAAATTTTTCATAACATCGTAGTAGGCAAAAGCCGTGAAATCTACGAAAGTCTTTTAGAAGACGACTTTGGCGGTGAAGAGCCAGCAATGGAAGAAGAAGCAGACGACGAAGATGAATCTGCCGCTCCTAAAGCTAAAGACCAAGGTAACCCATATGGTTCAGATGACGAAGAGTCAGACGATGAAGATGATACTGACGGCGAAGAAGATGATACTGACGGCGAAGACGACGGTGAAGACGATATGGACATGGGCGACGATGATGGCGCCGAAGGTGGCGACATTGAAGATCGCGTGATGGATCTTGAAGATGCTTTAGAAGATCTAAAAGCAGAATTTGAACAACTAATGGCTGACGAAGAAAACGAGCCAGAGCATCACGACGGCATGTCTGATCCATCATTTGGTGGTGACGAAATGGGCGGCGACTTAGAAACAGAACTAATGGAGTATGTTAATAAAGTTGGTACACCTACACCAGGCGACAACGGTGTTAACAACAAGTCACTAATTGACAACATGAAAAACGATATGGGTGGCACAACTGCCAATATCGCTAAGAACTTTTCAACAACAACTGGCGGAACTGAAGGCGGCTTGCTAAAGCCAAGCACAGCCAAGCTGGATGGCGGCAATGTTAATGTTCCTGGAAACAAGAAAGCTCCAGCTTACAAAAATGACAGCAAAGGTCACGGCGCAGAGAAGAAAGGTGCTCGTCCTGGGCCAAGCGTAGGTGCTGGCACTGGCGAACATGAACAGACTGGTGAGAAGAATACTCAAGCCACTCTACGTCCAATTAAGAAATAAGAGAACATACTAGACTATGTTATACCTCCGAGAGAATCTCAGTTTCAACGAAGCAAAAATGATCGTTGAATCTGATGACAAAGATGGGAAAAACTTGTACATGTCCGGGATTTGCATCCAGGGCGGTATACGCAACGCTAACCAGCGTGTTTACCCTGTTAATGAGATTGGCAAGGCTGTTAAGACCCTTAACGATCAGATTCAAAACGGTTATTCAGTTCTCGGAGAAGTGGATCATCCAGATGATCTAAAAATTAACCTGGACCGCGTAAGTCACATGATTACAAATATGTGGATGGACGGTCCTAATGGTTACGGTAAACTGAAAATTTTACCAACCCCAATGGGACAACTAATCAAGACAATGTTGGAAAGCGGAGTCAAGTTAGGTGTTTCAAGTCGCGGATCCGGAAACGTCAAAGAAGACGGATCCGGTGAAGTATCAGATTTTGAGATTATCACAGTAGATATGGTAGCTCAACCTAGTGCTCCTGGAGCATACCCTACACCAATTTATGAACACTTGATGAATAGTCGAGGCGGATTAAGTGCCTTGCGTATAGCGCAAGAGGTTAAGGGTGATCCTAAAGCACAAAAATATCTCAAAGAGAGTTTATTAGCAATAATAAACAAACTCCAATAATAAGGAGAATCATATGTTGGACGCACTAAAATCGTTATTTGAAAACAATATGATTTCTGAGGAGATCAAAGAGTCAATTGAGCAGGCTTTCGAGGCACGCATCAGCGAGTCACGTGAAGTTTTAACTCAACAACTACGCGAAGAGTTCGCACAAAAATACGAGCACGACAAGAACACAATGATTGACGCAGTAGATCGCATGATCTCTGAGCAATTGGCCAGTGAAATTGTTGAGTTTGCAGATGATCGTAAGCAATTGGCAGAGATGAAAGTCAAAGCCGCAAAGGAAAAGAAAAAGGTAGCTGGCGTAATGAAGGAATTCGTTACACGTCAACTGGCTTCAGAAGTTCGTGAATTGCATGAAGATCAAATTCAAATGGCAAGTAAGTTTGGCAAACTAGAAGAATTTGTAGTTGAAGCTCTTGCTCAAGAAATCGCAGAGTTTTACAAAGACAAGAAGGATCTTGCGGAAACTAAGGTACGCTTAGTTCGTGAAGGTCGTCAACAAATCACTAAGGTAAAACAACAATTTGTAACCCGCGCCGCTCAGTTAGTCGACGGTGTTGTAACTAAGAATTTAACTTCTGAACTTACAGCATTGAGAGAAGACATTGAAGCCGCTCGCCGTGCAGATTTTGGCCGCAAGTTATTCGAGGCTTTTGCCGCAGAATATTCTTCAAGCTACCTAAATGAAAAATCAGAAACTGCAAAATTACTCAAGGTCATAGACATGAAAGATCTAGCTATGAACGAAGCCGCACAGGCCGTTGTCAAAGCTGAGCAATTATTAGAAAGTAAACAAGCAGAAATACAGGCTTTGAAAGAAGCTCAAGAACGTAAAGCAATCATGAATGAATTACTTGCTCCTCTAAACACAGAGCAAAAAGCAATCATGGGAGAGCTAATGGAAGGCGTAAAAACTGCACGTCTAAACGAAAGTTTTGAAAAATATTTGCCAGCTGTAATAGCCGGCAATGCACCGCAGAAGAAACAGGCACTAGTAGAGGCAAAAGAAGTAACCGGAAATAAGATTTCCAACACCACACGTAGCAGTGAGAGCGATAACAACATTATTGATATTCGCAAGCTCGCAGGACTAAAATTCTAAGGAGAAATTTAAATGTCAGAACTACTAAACGGACGTTGGGCAGAAACTAAGGAAGCCCTATTAGAAGGCTTACAAGGCACAAAAAAATCAGTAATGGGTGTAACCCTAGAAAATACT